ACTTGGCAACTGCGAACTTTGCTGGAAGAAATCCGATAGGAACATCGTTGAAACAATACAACACGGAACCCGATTCGTGGACTGGTGGGCCAAGTATGAACAGAAATACGGCCATACAAGTTTTAGGGGCAACAAGTCAATCCACGACTATGTAAAGATGGCCCAGCAAGGAAAGCCGATGGAGTTTGATTTTGACCAAGAGGATTATACTTGTCTTTGCTAAACAAAAAGAATGAAGAAATGCCCAAGCCCAAAGGTTCCCGTACAATCCGAATACGACCTCCAAAAGAGCCTATGCCTCTACATCCGACTCAATTACCCACAAGCGATATTCACTTCTGACCTATCAGGCATACGATTGCCAATGGGCCTTGCCGTGAAAACCGCTAAACTCCGCTCGTCCAGGGCGATACCAGACCTGCTCATCTTTGAGCCAAGGAAAGGGTATCACGGCTTGTTCATTGAGCTGAAGCGTCCAGGGGTGCGGTTCTTCAAGAAGAATGGCCAACCGGCAACGGAGCATTTCGCCGAGCAATGGGAGATGATTCAGCGGCTCTTGAAGAAGGGTTATCTCTCTTGCACGGCCAACTCCTTTGATTCGGCCAAGGCCATCATAGACAGCTATTTCACCGAATAACCACTAATTTTGAGCCTATGAAACGAATAGTCATCAAGGAAGGAAAGAATTGGGCCGAGAACGACCCGATGCTCCCAACAATAGGCACGGTATGGCGGAGGGAATACGAGTTCACGGAGTCTTGCCTTTACAAGCAAACAGGATTGGAAGGCTATGGCATCAACAAGCTTTGGGGCGTGTCTGGATTTCCATACCACAAGCGAAATTCGGTAAGGGTATGTTGGATGCCCCACGAGCAAGGGCAATACATCAAGATGTACGCCACCTCGTATGTGAATGGCGTTCGGGAGATACGCTACCTCTGCCAGGTTCAGTTCGGGCAGAAAGTCAGGTGCTTAATATCCAACCAAGGCAACAATGCTTCGGTGTGGATTAATGGCGTATCAACGACCTTCAAGGTTCGCATACCGCTCATCACCTACACGCTTCCTGCGTACTTCGGAGGGATTCCTCCTGCACCGCACGATATGATTATCAAACGCTTAAAATAAACGCTATGCCAGAGTTTAGAGGATGGATGATAACCAAGTCATCCGCAAAAGGAAAGAAATACACGGCCACCAAGGATGGCAAGACCGTGCAATTCGGGGCATCGGGCTATACGATTGCTCCAGGCACTCCAAAAGGGGACAATTATTGCTCTCGTTCTGCCGGTATCAAAACGGAGACGCATTCTCCGAATTGGTTCGCAAGGGCGTTGTGGTCTTGCAAGGGATCCAAGAGCGCAGACAAGAGGCCATTCTTCGGAGAGATTGATTTACCCTAAAACCCAACATGACAACCAAACCCTACAACGCTCACTCCATTGGGAATGTGACCATATACAATGGAGACAACATTTCTGTATTATCATCAATAGGTCTTGACCTATCCAAGTGCATATTTGTAAGCGACCCACCATTCAACATAGGCTATCATTACAACGAGTACCTTGACAGAATGAGTGAGGATATGTATTACACTTGGCTGTCTGACATTTTCGGGATAAACAGGCAGGTCATTATCCATTACCCAGAGGCTTTGTATAAGCACGCATTCAACATTGGGCTTTTCCCTGAAAAAGTGGTTAGCTGGGTTTACAATTCAAACACCGGCAAGCAACACAGGGACATCGCTTTTTTTGGCGTGAAGCCAGACTTCAAGAAGGTCGGCCAAGATTACAAAAATCCATCCGACAAAAGGGTTGCCAAAATGATAGCGGAAGGCAAAAAGGCCAAGCTATACGATTGGTGGGAAATAAATCAAGTCAAGAATGTGAGCATGGAGAAAACCGCTCACCCTTGCCAAATGCCATTAAAGGTGATGGAAAACATTATCGGCATATTGCCAGACGAATACACCATCATTGACCCCTTCTTGGGGAGTGGGACAACGGCCATAGCTTGTATGAAATACGATCGTCCTTTTGTCGGGATAGAATTAGACAAGAAGTATTTTGAAATAGCGAAATCAAGAATCAATCAATTCACCGGCATTTTTAGTCAAGAGCAATGCTGAACGAAACCAAAGAGATCAAACTCTATAAGCTCCGCAACAATGTCGGGCAGATAGAGGGGCTTCCTAAGAATCCAAGGCTTATCCGGGATGACCGCTTCCACAAGCTCGTCCAAAGCCTCAAGGATGACCCAGAGATGCTCAAGCTTCGGGAGCTTATCGTGTTTCCTTTGGAGGAAACATTTGTGGTCATTGGGGGTAATATGAGGCTCAAAGCCTTGAAGGAACTGAATTACGATTCGGCACCCTGCAAGGTTCTCTCCGCAGACACGCCCTTGGAGAAACTGAAGGCCATCGCCCTGAAGGACAACTCGGCCTTTGGGGATTACGATTACGATGCCTTGGCAAATGAGTGGGATGCTCAACTCTTGGCCGATTGCGGCATAGATGTCTGGCAGATGCCCGAAGAGATTGAGAAAGAGTTGGAACAGGAAGAGGAGCGGAAGGACAACGCTAAGGCTCAGAAGATTATCCTCCGATTTAACAAAAAGGAGTTTCTCTATGTGAGGGATGAACTTTTATCTTTGGCCGAAACCTTTGAAGAAGCGGTTGTTTACCTCCTAAAAAAACACAATGGCCAAAATAACGATTGAGTTTGACACGAACAACGAGCAGGATATGGTCAATTACAAGAAAGCCATCCAAGCCCCTGCGATGTACCTCGCCTTGGCCGAACTTAAATACCACACCTTCAGCGATGAACCAGAGATGCAGGAGCGAGTTGAGTCGGCACTGACCGATTTCAAGATTGAAATGGATGACCTTTACGATGACCCACTCTTAACCTAACCTATGATAACGAAACACAGCAAGAATGTTCACTCCGTGGAATGCGGTAGGGAGCAAGAGTTTCTCCTTATCTCCGACCTCCATTGGGACAACCCCAAGTGCGACCGGGAGCTGTTGAAGAACCATTTGGAAGAAGCCAAGCGCAGAGGTGCCAAAATTATCATAAATGGGGACCTCCTATGCTGTATGCAAGGGAAGGGAGATCCACGCAGGAGCAAGGAGGACATTCGCCCCGAACACAACAATGGGCGGTACCTGGACTCTATTGTGGACACGGCGGTGGAGTGGTTCAAGCCGTATGCCGACATCATCCTTTTGGTGGGCTATGGCAACCACGAAACGAGCATCATTCATCACCAAGAGACCGACATCCTGCAACGCTTTGTCGCTATCCTCAACCACTCCTGCGGTAGCAAGGTGGAAATAGGAGGCTATGGGGGCGTTATTGATTTCAAGATGCATTACGACCACTTGCACACCAGCAACTTCGTAACGCATTATTATCATGGGAGTGCAGGCGGAGGAATTGTCACCAAGGGAGTAATTTCAGACCAGCGGATTCTCGCTATGGTGGAAGGCTATGATTGCACTTGGCAGGGCCACGTCCACGAACTTTATTACCACCAAAATATAATTCACCGATATGACCGGTCAACCAAAATGCTGGTTCAAAAGCCTGTTCATCAAGTCCGCACGGCAACGTACAAAGAAGAATGGGCAGACGGGTATATGGGCTTTCACGTTGAGCGAGGCCGAGGCCCGAAGCCTTTGGGAGGCTATTGGATGAAGCTTAAAGTGGAGCGAGAGAAGTCCAAGAATCGGCGTGGGCCGGAAGTCCAGGTCTTCGCCACATTCACTCCCTGCGACCGATTCTATTAATGGAAAAAGCCCGCTTTCGGCACCCTAAAGCCTACTCACGGGCATTCCAATGAAAACCACAACCCTAAAAGTGGTGTGACAAATATAGGGATTATTTCTTAAACAAAGAAGAGCCAAGCAATGCGCTCCCGATTATTGCGCTTACTCTGTAAATGCGCCCGTTTTTTCTTTCTTGCGCCCACTTTTCCTTATAGGCCAAAGCCAAACTGTCCTTCGTGGCAATGGCCTTGACACAAGCCGAGTCCTTGGCCTTGTATGCGATCAGCAGGGAGTCATAAGTTCTAAGGAGGGAGTCCCCAATCCCCACTTGCATCGCAAGCAATTTGCCGACCTCCTGGCAGGAGTCAAGCATCAAGGGGACATACGCCTCCACCCATATCGTTTCAGGCTCTTCATAAGCCTCTATGAGCCTCTCACGCCATTTGATTTGGGCCTTTGCAATCTCTTGCCCTATCGTGTCTCTACGGGTCTGTAAAGGGGCCACACGATGCTCCAAGGAGTCAATGATGTGCTGTTGCTTGTCAATGATTTGCCGGGGGGAATCCTTCATCGTGTAAATGAGGAAACCAAGCCCTATGGCGATGGGCAGGACAACGAACAGGATGCCCCGGTAGGGGATGTGGCCCTTGTCGTTAACAGCCATCGTCTTCGGGGAATACCCGAATTATCTGCCCATCCTCGTCAAGCTCCTCGGTGGTCTCGTAAGGTTCCAGGTGGTCGGATAGCGACTCTGCACCCGTGTCCTCATAGAGTTCAACATAATCGGTCAAAGCCTTAACCATTGTCTCTTTAATCGTCTGCCCGGTTTCTTCGGCCAAGTCCTCAAGCTTGCTTAGGAGGTCAAGGTCAATCTCAAAGCGGATTTTTACGGTATTGTTCTCCATCTTATTCAGCATTCAAAATTACTTGCGTGCAGCAGAATAGGCAATAGCGGCAATCTGACCCTTACTTCGCTTTTTGCTTTTAGGCTTGGACTTGTTGGCTTTGGTGAGTTCTTTAATGTTTTGGGAGACGGCTTTTTGGGTGGCTTTTTTCCCATAACCCTTGGCTTTAGTGAGTGGCATAATGAATCGTTTTGTGGTTCAAATATAATTAAGCGGTTTGGCCTTTGGTGAGCAGGTCGTAGAACTCGTTGAACTTGGCGATGCGGTCATCCAGGCCAATGATGCCTCCGTTTATCTTGTTCGTGATTCGGGTAATCGTTGCGATATCGGGGCCTTTGTCGGCAAGGACGTTGAGTTTACGGCTATGCCAGAAGTAACCAGCCGATAGCATCGCATACCTCCCGGCCACGAGTTCGGGGTTCTCCAAGAGGTCTTCGGGGACGAGCTTGTCAAGTTCAGCGTAATTGGCCTTGAAGGTGGTCATAATGTACCCACGGCCTCGGTATTTCCATCCATCCCCAAGTTCGGTATTGCCAAAGCGGTTCGCATAGACCTTGTTGGCTATGGCGATGTAATCCCTTGCGTATAACTTGGCCGTGTCCTTGTTGAAATGCCTTGGGAAGACCTTTAAGAGCCGTGAAGCGGAGTAATTGAAGTTCTCCTTGGTCGTGGTGAAGTTGGCCGATTCGTGGGCCGTTTGAGCGAAGAAGTGGGCAATCCGAAGGTCGGTATTAATAGAAAACCGCTCCTGTATTTCAAGGAAGCGGTCTATAACGAGCTTGGGGACTCTTGGGGAAAGGCGTTGTTCAAGACTCATCGCCTTTGGATTCAACTTTCTTATGGAAGTAATTGGAGAGCGTTTCCACGACCCTCAAACCGCTGAAGCCAACAAGGAAGGCCATAGCGAATTGAGCGGATTCAAGTTCAATACCAAGCAAGGTGATAGCGAGAGGTGTAAGGTAATTGGCAGACAGCGTTCCTGCGAGGATGGAGAAGAGTTGGGTGCGTAAGGATGCTCCCTTTTGCTTTCCTACGAGGACGAGGCTTCCGAGAAAGCCTCCTACGGACATCCCGACATTAATGCCGAGTTCCGTCAATGCCTGCTTGATATCCATTACAAGTAAGTGTTGAGGGTTGCGATGAATGCTGCTGCGGTTGTGCCAAGGGCCACAAGGTCTGCATTGGACACGAATATGGACTCATCCAAAGTGCCTGAGAGGTAAATCCGCACCTTTGTAATGCCATCGGTTGCATCAAGCTCCGTGGAGATAATGTCCCGATAATTAAGGAAGTATTGCCTTCCGTCAGCGTATGTGAGCTGTAATTGCGTTGAGCCGAAGGTTCTTGCGGTTAAGGTAGGTAGTGCCATAGTGCGTCAAATTTATTAAAGAATGGGCGAATTTTTATGGGGTGGTGAGGGTTGCGAGTTCGGAATTTGAAAGGCGGTTGGGGTATATGGCGATGTTGCGGCATCGTTGGTCGGTTATCAATGAAGAATCACCTCTTGCAAAAATCGCATTACTCAAACCGGTCGGCAATGCCCCCAAGTTGTCAGACCCTTGTAGCACTCCGTTAATGTATAGCGCAAAGTCATTTTCTTTATATGCAAAAGCAATTTTGTAAAATTGCCCAAGCGTTGCTGTTGCTAATGATAGAATCGCACAAGTTGCCGAGCCATTTACGGACGCATCGGCTCTAAAAAAGCCGTTACTTAAAGTTTGTAAATAGATGCAATTTGTAGTTGATGTGCCTTGTGCTAATGAGAAAAGCACTCTGTCAATCCTGCTAATCGCTCCCTCCCAATAAATCGTCCCCTCCGTCTGCCCTATCAACGCAGTCGCAGTTGTGTCCGAGATAACATCCGCATTCCGCGTGACTGCTGCGGTTGTGGTGGGGATGTAGGAGGTGGGTGCTGAACTATTTTGTTCCCATTGAACGCCCCACAGGTAAAAGCCATCTCCGCTATTTGCGGATAAAATTGCGCCTGTTAAAGTTTGAATTGACGTTGACCCACTTGTAAGTGTTGCTGGAGTAACAATAGAGTACCTATACCATCCATTACCAACATTTTGAGAAGAAACGGTTGCTGAACCAGCGCCCAAAGTAATCGTCCCATTTGTCAAATTCAGGGTAAATTGAGGCCTTGTGCCACTTGGAGCCCACAAAGAGCTTGTCACAAATCTCAATGTAACGCTTGTTACTTCTCCCGCTTTTGCATAAAAGGTAACGGATTGCGCCTGTCCCGATGCCACGGTCACTCCAGCGGATTGTAAAGCTATAGCACTTCCCCCGACTGTTTGTTGGATATAACTTGCGTTTTGAGTTCCATCAGGAGAAATTGCATTATTGTCGGTTATTGTTAATCCCGTTTTTATAGACCAAGAATTTATGGACTGAGAGTACAGCATTGAATTAGTCGCACTCGGCTCCACGAGCAACGCAGGGCAACCATTCACCGCTCCACCCAACGGATAGTCAAGGCGAGGTACATTGTCGTTCACGAGTTCAATAAAGCCATCGGCATTAATTCTCGTGGAACGATTAGGCGTGGGCGTGGTGACACGAGTCACCGCAAAATCGCCTGCCCCTGTTTCGGGGATTTGGCTGTAAAGAGTTCCCGCCTTTATGACATACGGGATGTTTAGGAGAGAAGGAGTGGACATATCTTAGGTTGTGAGGGCCTGGAGTTGAGCGTTTGTTAGCCTTGTGGTGTAGAGGGCAGCAGCACGGATGCGGTCGTTAAAAAATAGGGAGGTATCAAAATTACCTATGCGAATTAAAGAATAATCGCCAATAACATTACCAGAATTGCTTGTTCCCACTTGTGTTCCATTGACATAAAAAGCAAAGTCATTCTGCTTATACGCCAATGCTAATTTGTAAATGCCTGAGGTTAATGACCCCGATGCTGTTTGTAAATTAACAACAGTTGTAGGACTGCTCGTTGTGTCAATTATTGCCCCTCCCAATCTATTTGTAGATTTACTTAAAAGAATGTATTGAGCCGATGTTTTGAAAAGAGTTAAAATCCTTCCATCGGTTAAATTCCTTATATCCACCTCCGCATAAATCGTCCCCTCGGTCTGCCCGATGCATCCGCTGACTGCGCCTGATAGGTTTATCACTTCTGCGTTGCGGGTTACCGCTGCGGTGGTTGTGGGGATGAATGTGGTAGGAACTGCACCGAGTTCAATTTGCGGAGCAGCGAAGGCGATTTGCGCCCCTACTGCTGGATTTGATGCACTTGAAACCCCGCTTAAAGGTGCCAAATTAAATACCGTTAAAGTTCCACTCGCAGTCATTGTAAAGGTCTCGGAGCAACGATAAACGTCTGTCCCCCATTGCTCAACCCTTCGGATGCGATTAGTTGTTCCTGCGGAATTGTAAATTGAACCGCTACTGAATGAACCGCTAACATCAAAGCCGCCACCAAGGTCCCCTGCTGCTGCTCCAGTTATAACTGCATAATAACCGCCAATTGTGTGCGTTCCTGTTTGTCGCATCAAAAATGAAACGGTGTAGGTGCTACCGCTGGCAAGGGCAACATTATTGCTACCTCTTTGAAGCCTGCCAGCACTTGCACCAATATTGCTGCCACTAACCGCAACGGTCAAATTGTTGCCGCTCACTCCAATTACGTCGGTATAACCGCTTGTAAGGTTTAATCCCAAAGTCCAATTCGTTGCGGTGTTCTCCGAGTTAAGGATTCCGTTGGCAGCACTCGGCTCCACCAACAACGCAGGGCAGCCAGCCGTTCCACCGCTGGTGTAGTAATCCAAGCGAGGCACACCGCTTGCAACGCTCTCAATCAAGCCAGCCGAATTGAATCGGGTCGCAGTCGTTGCACGGGTAACATTGAAGTCCCCCGATGAACCAAGGACCAACCCAGCCGAAGTCGTAGCGATTTGGGTGTAAAGTTTCCCCGTCTTAAAGCGAGCAGGGACGATAAGGAGTGATGGGCTTGCAGGCATCTGCTATGCGTTTAAAAGATTATACATTCGGACTTCGAGGCAGTTGATGAAGCGAACCTCCGCAGCGTCAGCCGTGTCGGTATTCGCCCGTTGCATAAACGGCAGCCAAGAGTTAGAATAAAAGACGAAGAAAGCGTAAGATTGGAAGGAGTTAAGGAATCGGGTTTGGAGGCATCCATTGACCGCAGCCTCGGCAGGCAAAGCCCCGTCAGCGTCTGCACGTTGGTTGAAGGCAAGCCAAAACGGATTGCCACCGCCAAGCAGTTGATTTGTGGGATAGCCGTAGCCGTAGCCTATCAGCATTGCTTACAGGAATGTGAAACCGATGACCGAACCAACGCTTGGAGTAACGGCAGTAATCTTGCCGCCATTGCGTCCTGAAATCACGATGCCAGCGGAAAGGGATTTGCCACTAAAGTTGTAAGCGGTTAGCAGGTTCTCGCTTCCAGTTCCAGTAAGGGTTGTGAAAGTCGCAGCAGCGTTGACTACCAAGAAGTCGTAGTTCTTCCCGGTAACAAGTCCATCAATGAACTCCATCGTACCGCCCTGTCCGAGCATTTGTTGCAATATGGGTGTAGGCATTTTTTAGCGTTTAATTGTAAATGTCTTTTAGGTTGGAATTTCACAAACCGAATGAGAGTAAGGAATCTCAAAGGTCATCGTGGCCTGCCACCCTGCCGTGCGGTCGTCCCGGCTCTCTACAAACCTCGTAAGCGACACGCTTGACGATAGGGTCCAGTCCTCGCTTGGGTCGTTTGTGAGGGCTGATATGAAGTCCTGTGCGATTTGTAACTGGTCGCTTAGGACCTCGTCCTCGTTATCCTGCCAACCCAGCGTAGGGCTGCCCGAAACCACTCCGCCCATCGGCTTGATGGACTCCACCCGGTCGCTAAAATAGACACCGACCACAAGGTCCAAAGTACCAGCATCAGTACTTGCCGACTGAACATCCGCAAAGACCAAAGGATAGACGATGCGCTCACGGCTTGGGGTTCGCAGGTTGATGGTGTTGTCCGTGCCTACCGCAAGAGGGTCGCCCGTCCCGAAGGAGTTGACTTGCGGGTGGTTGTTGGCAAGGTCCAGCAGGGCTTGCTTGATTTTTATCCATGACATAAGTCTGCAGTTTCAGTATGTTTTTTTTATGTGCGCCCATCGTTAGCAGTCGTTACACGCCCCGAATTGACCGTAGGGGTAGGGGTAGTCAAGGTTGCTGATTCCCATTCTTCGGTTGCGGTCCAAGACCATCCCTGTTCGGTAGTTCGTAGCGTTCGGGTAGATGGTATCCAATGCAGACGGAGGCGAGTTCCACAAGGGGT